TGCCAAGTGGAAACATGGCAAACGCACCAGCAACCGCAGCACCAAACGTAGCAACAATCCCTGTAAGCACGTTAAATACTAGGCGAATGCTGCCTGCAATAACGTTTAACGAGGTTGTAAATGCAGTAATATTGGCAAGGGTGGTTTTGATACTTTCACCGCCATCCTTAAGAATGGTAGTAAAAAAGTCGCTAATATCCTGTGCAGCCTGCTTGATTTTGCCGCTTTGGTTTAATTCGTTAAATGTAGCGTTAATGTCTTTAAGTAAATCAACCGCTACCTGGTACGCGCCAGAGTCGGCAATAATCTCTTTAAACTCAGTCCACTTATTAGAGATTAAATTAATCTGACCGCCTAATAACTCTAAGCTTTTAGACGCTTGGCCATTAGCCTGCTTGCCCATTTCATCAAACAGCTGCTTAATAACATCGCGGCCCAACTCACCTGCCGCGCTCATTTTTTGCAACTGGGTCACGTTTTTACCGGTGACTTTTTCAAGCAAATCCCACACGGGCACACCGCGCTCAACTAACTGTAATATTTCCTCGCCTTGTAATTTCTGCTTAGCCCACGCCTGGCCAACCGCTAAAATAATTCCCTCTAATTTTTCTTGGCTACCACCTAAGCGCGCGTTGTAATCCACCATTGACTGCAGTGATCCATTCATAGGATCTATGCCAAAGGTTTTTAATGAGGCAAAGGCTTTTTTAGCGGTATCTAAACGGGTAGCGGTATTATTAGCAAAGTCTTTTATCCAAGCAGTGGCCTGCTCACCACCGGCAATACTGCCCATCATGGCGCTCATTTGCACCCCAAAGGCTTTAGCTTCATCCCCTGCAGTCAGTATTGACTTTAAACTTTCCCAAAGCCTATCAACGCCAATATAAGCACCCGCCATTGCAACCAATGAGGCTGTGGCACTTTTAACGCTGCCACCAAAGTCACCCGCTTGCTTTTGTGACTCATTTAATAACTTATTGTGGCGTTCAAGCTTAGTGTTAACCCCTTTTAACGCTGCTTCACCGGCTATTTGCTGCTGCTTTAAATCAGCACTGGCATCGGCCAGCTTATCCATGCTGACGCCAGCTTTATTTAAGCTGGCTGTGTTTTGATCTAATTCTGATTTATTTTTATTAAGGCTACGTTCAAGCTGATTTAGCTCAGTTCTAGCGGTTTTTACTTGTAAGGTATATTCGGCTTTATTACGGCTAGCCGCATCTGTTGCTGTGCTCACCTCAAGCAGTTCGCGGCGCTGTGTATCTAATGCGGTTGCCAGCTCAGTGGCGGCATTTTTAGCGCTGGTTTGTTCAGTCGTTAATTGCTGTAAATCGGTTTTGGCTTTGGTTAATGCTGCGGCTTGTTCTGTGCTAGCCGTTGCACTTTGTTGCTGCTCGGTGCTGAGCTTTGCAACTTCAACCCGGGCTTGTTGTAACTCGGTTTCATACTTAACTAATGCCGCTTGTGCCTGGTTGTATTCTTGCTCAAGTTGATTAGTTGAGCCCTCAGCCGCCTTTTGCGCTGCCTCAAGTTGCTTTAATTCTTTGGCAGCCACTTTTTGCTGAACAACTAACTTATCAAGCGCGACTGAATTATCTTTATAGGCTTTTTCGCCTTTAATAATCGAGTCCGTTAAGCCATCAATAGAATTAGCCGCGGCCTGTAAATCTTCTAACTCTTTTAAACGGGCATTAAGTATTTCGCTTTCTGATGCTAATTCAGCTAAAGCCTTTTCCGACTTTTTAGCTTCACTTGAAAATAAATCTTTGCCCTGAATGATCAGGTTAATGACTTGGTCTTTAAAACTCATACATCACCAAATTAGCAATAGAAAACAAAATAAAAGCCCACAACATCGCTATTGTGGGCTGTTTGTAAAACTAAAATTTAAGCAGCGCTTCGCACAAAGAACTTAGACTTACCAGTAGCAACAATGCTGCTATCGGCCAGTACGCCGCCTTCAATATCGAACGAGCCGTAATCGTCACCAATCAAGTCTAAACCTGAGGTTGGCGTAGGCTTCCACTTATAAAACTTAAGCACCCACGGCTTACCGGTTGAATCGTTAATACCGTCAATAACCACACCAACTGTTTTGCCCGATTCCGTTAATGCCTGCAAAGCGTTACCCGCTTGGCTGGTGTAGCTCACGGTTAATGCCTGCCCCGCAGTAATGGTGCCAGCTGATAACGCGCGAATACCTGCGGCGCTCACCACATAATCTTCATCCAACGTGTAGGTAACATCGCCAGCCGTATTTTTAACAACGGGGGCAATTGAGGTATCAATCATTTTAGCGGTTTGTGCCAAGCCATCTAACATGGCAATAATATCTTCGTCGCTTACTGGTACAGCGGTTAACACATCGATTTTACCGCGCATGGCCAAGGCTAAGTTTTCATTGTTAAAGTCGTAAAACGTGCCGCTTAGGTTAACCGCTTTAATTAAAGTCACTTCATCGGCATAACCACCGCCACCGCGATAATTAGGTAGCGATTTTGTTTCTTGCTCAATAGCGAGTTTTACACCGCTAACGTTGCCACAGTCTCGGCCGTCGATATAAACAATCGCCGATCCAATGTAGCTTTCAACTACAGTTTCGCTCATAGTCTTTCTCCAAATTTAACGGTATGAACTAGGGTTAAAGTAATGACCGCTAGCGCATGTTTTTCATGGCTTTCGGGCATAATGTATTTACAAGGTTCGGCCTCTTTAAAGCTGATGCACAATGGCAACCACGATGGTTTTTCCAAATTGCGTTCATCTTTAAAAAAGGCGCTGCGAATGTCTCGCACCAGGTTAATTAAGTCAGTGGTGGGGCTTGTGGTTTTGGTGACATTGATGCCCGCTATCACTTGCAATGCCAGGTCGTCACGGTATTTATCTATGCCGTTTTTGGCGCTGAACAAGTCAGTGTGAGGCTGCAAAAAAATAAACTTTTGCTCTTTGGCTATCCCTTGTGCATAAAAGCCTTCGCGCACCTCTGCACCGTCAACCAGCTGTAAGCGGTTTAAAATGGTTTGAATCATGGGTACCTCAAAAACAGAATTGAACTACTTAGCGTATTGGCCATATTTTTTACGCAGATGGGCAATAATCGGAGGCTCTAACGCCTCACGCATAAAGCCAAAACTGCCAGCCACTGAAGGGCCATATAACGCTTTTTGTCCTTTAAGGTCACGCCAGGCGTTATCACCCTTTTTGCGACTAAACATCAATTGATTACCATTGCGGCCAAGCACCATAAATGCACCACTAAACCACACAGGCTGATGGCGAATAACGTTAATGCTAAACCCCGCTGCTACCCTTGCGGATCGCTTACCCACCTTAAAACGTGGGCTAGCAAATCGCGTTAACGAGCTCGGTCGCATTCTTGCGTTTATTGATGCCCTAAGGGTTTTAGGATTAATGCTGACACTAAAATGCTGCTCAACATACGACTTAGACTTAAAGCCGTATTTGTTGAATATTTCATTTGCGGCTAACGCATTACCAAACTTGGCGGCATCGTCAATGGCTTTAGCAATAGCAGGGGCTTGTGCGACGCGCATGCGTTTTAGTTCAGCCGTTACCGCATCAAACCCTGTTGCCACTAATGCCATTTTTATTCCTAATAACTCACAAACACAAAGCTAACGCTAATATCATCTGAGCCATTGTGTTGCGTCAGTCGATATTGATGACCGTTCAGCTCAAACAAATCATCACATTGCACCTTGCCTTCGCTGAGCAAAAACTCGGCAATGTTCACTGGTTCTAGCACGTATTCGTTACTGCGATCTTTTTCGGTTGGCGGCAGATTTACACTACGGCTATAAGCAGCTTGGCCAGCGCTAGGGATAAACTGGCACGGTTGCGCCAGTTTAGTGAACGCACGCGCAAGCTTGGCGGCTATGCGTTCGTTAACGCTAGGCATTCACTTTTACCCAAACGCTATCACTTGGGTTGGCCGCATCTGCCCATGCTTTACCCGCTAAGGTATTGCCTGAGGCAACACTAGTGATCATGCCATCTGACTTGATATACACCTGACCGCCCTGAGTAATGTCGTCAGCAGTCACTTTTGGCAGCTCAAACACGCCCTCTGTTGCACCCACACCAACTTCATCAATGGCAACATTGCCAAGTGACACAGCAACAACTTTACCTAATAACACTGGTGCGCCACTGGCAACTAAGGCCGTGGCGATAAATTCGATGGTATTACCATCTGCTACACAATTTTTCATAAAGGTTTGTCCCAATTACGTTAAAACTTAGACATTAAAAAGGCCGCTACTCTTGTTAAGTCGCGGCCTTTTATGCTGTGGAATGTACGAGGTTTTCAGCTAGGTTACACACCCGTTGATTTAACCAATCCACGGTGATCAAGTGGTGCAACACCCGCATCAATACGCACTTTGGTTGCAACACCATCAATAGTGAAACCTTGTTGCTGTTCAATGTAAGGCGTGTCGATACCGTCAAGGTAAGCAACTTCAATGGTGTCGCGCCCTTTACCAGCGGCAAGGAACCATTGTGTTGCACTGCTATCATCTAAACGAGGCTCAGCAATCACTTCAGCAAAGTTTTGGATAGGGTTAGCAATACCCGCATTAACATCAGCGCCTTTAACTGAACTAGACTTGATGATCTGGTTCATTGTGGTTTCGAGCCCTACAGGACACAACACAAATTCAGGACGAATATTTAGACTACGATTACCCGATTTTTGCTTACGCATTAACATGCGGTTAGCATCAAGTGCCGCTACGCTTGGCGCACCAGAACCTAAGTTGCCGTGGTCGGCATGGAACAAGGCTTTTCCGTCTGCCATTTTGGGGTTTTGCGTAAGCACCGCATAAACCAAATCACCAATGGTGCCTTTAGCTGCAAAGCCCATTTTCATTGGAATGTCAGTTAGCATGCTCATATCATCATTGATGATAGCCTGACGAGTAATAGAGAACAGTTCGCCGTATGTGGCCAGTGCGATTTGTTGTGCGTGATCACCCACGGTCACGTACTTATACTCAGCACCTTCGCGCACTTGACGCAAACTGTTGAAGTCACCTAAACCAACACGTTGGGCAATTTTAAAATCACCTAACTGGCCTTTTTTAGTCCAGCGCTCAAAAGTTTCTTCGGCAGTTTCCCAGCCCATTAATACTGACTTATTAGCGATATCTAACAAGATGTTGCCAAAGTCAGATGATGAATGAGTAAAGGCTAAACCCACCATTTGCAAAGGGTTCATGCCAGACACCCCAATACCACGGTCCGTTAATGAGGCTCGGGCAAGATCACGCAAGTTATAACTAGCATAAGCATTTGATGCCTCACGCTCTGCGTGGCCTGCACGCGTTAATAACTGGGCGCGAATTGAATCACCCACGATGTTACCGTTGCTCGAGTGAATCGTCGTGCGAGGCAGCACAGCACAAGGCGTGGTGTTTTCACCCAACTTTGCCAAAATCATATCTTTGGCTTTGTCTGCGTCAATATCATCATTTGCAATACAGCTGTTTTTTAGCTCCGCTAGTAGGGGGAAGAAGGTAAATGCAGCGTTAATACCGTCGATACGCGCCTTGTTCATTGCCTTAGCCGCAGCTTGAATATCAGCTTGCGACGGTGCTGCGGGTGCTGGTACCAAAGCGGCTGGCACTGGAGTATTAGCGACTACTGGCGCAGGCGTATTAGTTGCACCAGGTACATTACCCTGTGGTGCAAACAGGTTTTTTAGAGCTTCAGGCATATTAGTAAAGTCCTTGAGTCTTTTTGAAGTAAGCGAAGCCGCCATTTGCAGCGGTTCAGTGAGGGTGTTGGCAAAACCTTTTTCAACCGCTTCGCGGCCAGTTAGCCATGTTTCAGCAGCCAAAAGCGTGTGTAGCTCGGCTTCTGACAAACCTGTTTTTTGTTGATACGCGCCAACTAAGTTACCTTCAACCTTGTCGAGTAAGTCGGCATATTTGCGCATGTCATCGGCGTCACCTAATGTGCCGCCCCACGGTTTATGCACCATCAACATGGCGTTTTCGGGCATAATAACTTCATCAAACGCCATCGCAATCACACTGGCCATTGATGCGGCAAGGCCGTCAATATGGCAAACCTTGTGCGCAGGATGGCCTTTAATCATGTTGTAAATCGCCATGCCTTCAAACACATCACCACCAGGTGAATGGATCCGCGCCGTTAAGGTGCCAATTTTGCCTAATGCTTGTAAGTCACTGGCAAACTGACGGGCACTAATACCCCAGCCGCCAATTTCGTCATAAATCATTAACTCGGCATTACCGTTTTGCGCCTTTAAGCTGTACCAGCTTTTATCGGGCTTATTGGTCGGTGTCAGGGTCAGGCTTGCTTGTGGTGCCAGCACCATTGCGGCGGCCAGCGCCAGTTGGGTCTTTTTCACTTGGGGTTTCTCCGTTTTGTGGCTCAGGGTCGTTACCCGTAACCATGTCGTTTTCACGGTTAAACTTCACCTCACGTTGACGTTGGCGTTTAACTTCGCTTGGGTTACGGCCACGGGCTCGCGCCCAGTCAGCCTCGGTGGCAGCATTACCGGCTATCATCATTTCCCAACCTTGGGACTCTTTGCGGGGGTCAATCCATGGCATGGTAGGGCCGTAATAAACGGCATCAAATAAGCTGCGCATGTCTAAGTCTGGCGGTAGCACTAATCGGTCTTGCTTGTTCATTAACTCCATTTGCAACCAGTTACGAAACGCAGGCCGCGCCCAACCAGCACAAAACCATTGCTGCATAATGCGGTTAGACTCATCTTGCTCAACCAGCTCTTGGCGTTGGCTTGAGTAACTGCCTTGATAATCACGGGCAATGCTTGAGTAACTGCCACGAGTCCCCGCAGCACAGGCTTTTAACTGACCATTACGAAAATCAACCAAATGCACATTGGGTCGGTTTGACTCAATCATGCCCACATCTTCACCCGGTGCCAGGTCGTCGAACGTCATGCCTGGTGCAATGTTAATTTCACGGCTTAGGCTTTCGCCTTGGTCTGGCGTAAACATACTGGCGTCACCGCGTTTAATGTAAAACGCTAACGCGGCAGCAATACGGGCGGCAACACGTTCAGACTCTTCATAGTCTTTAATGTCGCCAAGGCGGGTTAAAATGCCATGAAAAATACTAATACCGCGCAGCTGGTGCAGGCGCTTAAACAGGCCAAGGTGCAGCATGTTACTGGCGGGTACGCTTTTGGTTTTATAGCGAAAGCCAATTTGGTCAGACGGGTGATCAAGCAACACATGGTAATTCACCACCTGCCCCCAACCGTTAACCTCAAACCCCTGGCGAACGCGCGTGGACACATCGTTAAGCTCAAACGGAATGTAATCAGGCTCTAACGCTTCAATACTGTATTGGGTGCCTTGCGGGTTTGGGTGACCAAACTTAGCCGTTTTACCGCGCACTTGCTGGCCAAACACTTCACCATCACGCAATGCGGTACGTAACACTAAACGTTCAAACTCGGGGCGAGTGTAGCGCCCTGTTACGTCAGGTTTTAATGACCATGCAGCAAATCGGCGCTGAATATCATTGGCTAACTCATCCAGTATTTCACCACTCATACTGCGCGGCTGTGGCTCAACCACAATGCCTTGCGCACCAATTACCCGCTCTTCCATACGGTCTAAAATACCAATACTCAGGTCGTGGTTTTCATCTAACCAGCGCGCTTGTTCACGTAAACTTTTACCTGCGGCAAACACCGCTTGGTTGGCGCCGCGCCCTTCTTTGTTGGCTTTATGGGTTCGGCTTGGGCTGGCAGCTTCGTAACCTTTAAGGTTGCGATAACTCATTGCGGCTGCTTGTCGTTTTAACGCCCAGCCAGGGGATAAATACGATAGTGCATCGTTAATAATGCTCATATTGATTCCTAGTTAAATCGGGCAAGTGTGGTGCCCCGTGGGCGGGTATACATGTTTAGGGTGCGTTGCCATTCAATGCGGCCTTTACGAATTTGCTCTAGGTCTTCACTGGTCATCAGCTTGCCGTTAACGCTAACGGTTTTACCCGCCAACACCTCTTTTTCAGCGTCGATATACAGTGCGACCATCTCTGTCGCTTGTTGCTTTGACATTACAGCCAGCCTCCTGATTTAACCGAACCCCCATTTAGCCAGTGATTAGCCGGGGCTTTTTTCGGTTTTTTGGGTTGTGGGGATTCATCGGTTAATGATGGGTTGTCGTCTTTATTTGTTATCACTTTACTGAGCGCATCGAGATTAATACCAAAGCGATCAATAGCGATATACAGCGCAGCCAAGGCATACACAAAACAATCTAGCGCTTCGTTACGTCTGCCGCCTGCTTCCCAGCGGTAAACAATGCGACCATCACGCCGTGTCGGCATTTTGCGTTCAGACGTTAACTGTTGCAGTTCGGTGTCATCACAAATGCTGTCGTTTAGGGGTAAATGAATCGCGCCAGGTGTACGCGTATCAACACTGGGTTGAGTGCGCATCATGGACATGATCAACTCTTTGGCATTGTCGGTACCCACCTCGGTTAAGTACACACCTTTGTTACTCCGCTTGCGCGGGAAATTAGCAATCGGCTTGCCGTACATATTGGCGCCTTTAATCGGTACCACGCGGAACAAACCTAGCTTTTTACTCATCGAGTAAACCGTATCAGTGTAATGGCCGCCCGAATCCCAACACGTTGTGCCAATACTGAGCACTATGCCGTCGTTACGGGTATAACTTTGGTTTAAGCGCTGCGCAACTTTATCAAGCAGCACTTGGCTAGCTGGGTCACCGTACAAAATAAATCGGTCAATTAAGGCGCTTTCTTTACCTGCGCCCCAACCCCAAACGCGTCCTTCGTAACGGTCGTCTTGGGTGTCCACACCCGCGGTTAAATACACCACCCAATCGGGCATATTGCCGTTGGGATACATTTCACGTCGGCGGCCTAAGTCTTCCCACTCAATGCGTTCGCCGTTGTCGTTGTCCCACGGTTGGCCAAGCTTGGTGTTAACAAAGGTTTGTAGCTTTTCTTTGTCGCCTTTGGCTTTGTAAAATTCGGTAACTAACTTGGCCCAGCTGTTAAGCGTGTTATAAGCCGACCAGATATAAATCGAGATATTTTCAGGCGTTAAAAAGTCGTCGCCTTCTTTATCAAAAAACGAAATAAAATCGGTTGTTGTTACCCCTGTTTTGTCGCATATCCATACCGCATTGGGGTGTTCTTCCATGTCATGCAGCTGATTGTTTTCAATGCAGCAACCGCAGTGTTCGCACACGTAATACGCTGTTTTGGGGTCGCTGCCTTGCCACTTAATACCAAAGGGTTCTGTTTTGCCGCCCCACTTTAAATGCTGCAATTCATCACAATGTGGGCAAGGTAAGTTAAATCTAAATTGGTACTGGCTTTCGCTGCAGGCCTTTTCAATTTGGCAACTGCCCAATACTTTAGGCGTTGAACCCCGTATCGATTTAGGAAACATCGACAGCTCAACACGGGTATCACCTAACGATGTGGCGTTACCTTCGTGTTCGATTGACTCATCAAAACCGGCTAACTCATCGTAAATAACATCATCAGTGGATATTTCACGGTAGTTGGCGGCCGCAGTACCACCACGCACCATTAAGGTTTTACCGTTGGTAAAAATTTTATCTTCTAAGGTGCTGTCTTTATGTTTTCGACCAATCCAAGGCGCTAGGGCTTTCCAAATCGGCATGTCACGTATGGCGGTTTCAACGTGTTTTTTCATAAACGTTTTGGCGGCACCGTCACGCGGCTGGTATATCAGCACGTTACGTTTTTTGTGTTCTATCTTGTAACCCGCATTGGCCATCAGCATTTTGGTGTAACCCACACGCGCCGACTTCATAATATTCAGCGTGGTAATTTGGTCGTTACCCATGGCATTCAATATACCGATTTGAAACGGTAGGCTTTCCCATTTACCTTCGGTGTATGACGACTCAGACGACATATAAAAATGGGTGTCGGCGTATTCACTACAGGTTAAAACAGGTGGACGATAAAACGATTTAAGGCCAGCAGACACAGCGGCTTTCAGATTGTTAATCTGTGCTGCTGATATACTCATCTAATAAATCCTCAATGCCGTTGGCCAGTTCAGCGGCGGTGTTTTGGCTTTTAATCACTTCAGCACGAATCGCATCTACGGTACGTTCTGGCATGTCGGGGAATTTACGTTTTACACGAATGTGTATTTGGTCCAACACTGGCGATATTTGCGCGGCTATGCGGCTAAGCACAAACGAGCAAAAGGTTACCTCAACCACCTCTTTGCGGTCTTTTTCGTTTTTAAGCTCTTGGCCGTCGGCTTGCCCTTTGGTTAAGCGCCAACGTTCATAATCAATATTGGGCTTTTCATCTTCATCATCTTGCGGTTTGGCTGATTTTCCGAGCAGGTGTTTTTTGCGCTCATTAGCCACCCGATTACCCACCACGTCGCTCATGGTGTACAAGCACTCACGGCCTTTTTTGCTGTGTATCGGCACATCCCATTTATCGAACGCTTGGGTACTAATACCCAAACTTTTGCACAGGTCGGTTTTGTTCAGTAGCACTGGCTCGGCGTCGGGTGTTTGAATACGTGCCATTAGCTAGTCCTTGTGAATATCGTCTAACACATGGCTACATCGTTCTTGTTCAATATGCTGCAATTGTTTGGACAATAATTGTGCTTGCAACGTTTGTATGTGTTTTTCACCCTGTCTCTTACGGTTCTGATAAAACCAGTTAATAAACGCGGTAAACACAGCACACAACACGCCGACTAACACGCCAATATCCATATCGTTCACATAACTGCCTGCAGCGGTAAAAAACGAGGCCACGTAAGACAATAACGAGGTGAGTTTTGCACTAAGGTCAGTCGTTATGCTCATATTGCTGCCGCCATTGTTGTAGGCGCTGCATGTTTGCATTACACATTGCTAGCGCATTAGTTTGGGTAAGTGAGTGTTTAAGTAAATCAAGATTAGTGGTGCCCACAAAATCAGCGTTGCTGCACAGCACCAACCAATCTGGCGGTGGTAACACATAAACCGTTTTGGTTTGAGTCACCACTTTTACAATCGGCTGGCTTGAGCAGCTGCACAGCATCAGCAGGCAACAAAGCATTAGCCCAATCTTTTGTCGGTTCATCGGGTGAGTCCTTAATCAGATTGGCTTTAGCTATTTTGTTTTCATGTGTGGTTTGTAAATCGATAACCTGTTTTCGATGCCTGGCATTCAGTTCGGTCATTACACGGTAATCACGTTCAAGCGTGTTAATGCGTTCGGCTTGGTTGTCGTTACTGCTTAATAGCGCATCAACACTCACTTGCGCTTGCAGTAAGTCACGGCTTAATGTTTTATTAGTGGCGTTAAGTGAGGTAATGCCTAACCCCCCAACGGCAATCACCGTCGCCATAATCAGCACAATGCATAGCAGCACTGTGGTTTTAAAGTCGTTAAACATTACAAGTCCCTCAAACAATAACGCCGCTCATTTGAGCGGCGTTTAATTAAGCCAGGTAACTTTTTCTTTTTGGCGTAAACCCACCTCGGCAACTCATTACATGCGCCAACGCGATCACCGGCCCACAACTTTTTACGCAGCGTAGACGCCCCAAAAGCCTCGGCCCCAACGTTGTAAATAAAACTCAGGTAAGCAATGTGTTCACCCTCGCTTAATGGCGGGGTCAACTTTACAAGTTCACGGTCAAAGCTTTTAAGGCTGCTAGCCAGCATGTCTAGGCACTGCTGGTGAGTGAACACCATGCCAAGCTTTATGTTGTGTCCAGTTTGGCCAAAGCAGGCTGTTTCAATACCCGCAGGGTCAACATAGGTGCGTAATACTTCACCTTCACCCGTAGCAACTAACACACCGCCCGTAAGAATGGCACCAGTAAAAACCAGCGCCAAAAGCCTTGTTTTAATATTCATGCTGCACCTGGTAAATATGAGCAAAAAAAAAGGGCTCCAATACAGGAGCCCAACGGCGATGATGTTATGAGAGATAATGCTAAAAGGAACTAGAGAGGAAGCAAAGCCAGTTACGCAGTGGTATCAAGCTTATATAAACTGTACCTGTTTTTAGGGGTGAAAATACGCCATATATGGCGTGTTTTACGCCACATATGGCGTTGGTCGAATTGGCTTTGTGTGATATGTAAAACCGATAACTTCTAGGTTTTATTTAAACGTTATCGGTTAAGTGAGTTACTGCAAATAAAAATAGTGCACAAACTATCTGCAAATTTATTGATGGACAAAAAGGTTACCCACTAGGCTTTAACACGCTGAATCACATTATGCGAACTATACAATTGAGATTAATGCCTCATTAAGAGGCAAGTAATAGTTGATTGAAATTACGAGGAACGAGCATTAACCGACTTTTTAGCGACCGTTTGAGTAACTTGTTATATTTTTTGTTTTTGAACAATACTATTTGCGGCTTCTTGAATTAACTCTTTTAGCTTTTCACTTGAAGGCAAATCTGTCTGTACTTCATTAATATCTAGAATTGCGGAATATAGTTCAAACTTATAAAATGGGTTTAGCCCAATAATATTACCTAAAATAGCAGACTCGTTAACTTTACAATTAATGATTTTATTACACATTTCGATACTACTATCAACACTCCATTCATTTACATAAAGAAGTAAGCCACAATACGCCTGTAAAGCCGAAGTATCTTTTATGCCACGAAGAGAGCAGTTAAAGCTATCTAGCATTGCGTTTCCAAGCATATTAACCAGATAATATTCCTTTATTATTTTTCTTACATCGAAAATAGATTTACCGCCTTTTTTAAAAAACTTATCAAGTTCCCGTTCTTTCATCTTGAATTTAGGTTGTTGTAATATTTTATCAAGAGTACCTTTATTTGATGCTACAATTTTATCTAATGCTAACTTATTAATTACCGACTTAGAATCAACAGTTGGTGAAAGCGCCAAGTTTAAATCTAAATTCCCTCTACAACGATAAACCAAATATGGATGGAGTTTATCCGGGCTAAAATCGACGTAAACAATATTATTTTTTTTAATATTAAAATGCCATTGTCGAAACCCTATTATATCACTTACTTTTATAATGTTATTAGATAAAGCACTTGATATTAACTTACCAATAATTCGGGTCGTATCTGTATTAGATTTATTTAAGTTGAAATTTTCATAATGCGATGTTTCATCCTTGAAAGGTTTTATTGTTTTTAAGTCACAAAAATCATCATGGGACTCATTACCATTTTCATCGATAAACCTGAAATGCGGTTGACGTAAAGGAGAGTTTCGATGCCCTTTAGCTCCAGAAACAATAATCGCATTAGTAACACCGCATGATGGACAAGAAATATCGTCTCGAACAATTGATCTTTCTATGTCCGTAATAAGATTTAATTCTTGATCTTGCTTTACGTTGTGACCAATTAATGAAAAATATTGAAGTGCATCAACTTCTCGGGAAAATTTCTTACTGAATACAGTTATAGCCATAATTGCCCCAAAAAATATAACGCCACATTAAGGTGTGACGAATACTTGCCATACTGTGAGCGAAGCGAAACCGGCAAGCGTGAGGAATCACTCTTAAATGCTTAGTTAGTTTTTATCTTTTACGACATTCTTTTCGGTCTTTTGACTCCCAGTCCCAATGGGCATCTATATTTAACGCACCAAGAATTTCACCAAGCATGCCAATAGTGACATGCTCCTCTTTTGCGGCATCAGCTACTTCAAGACTATATTTTGATTCTGGCTTAGCCATGTAAATCATAGTCCCCGCACTAATGCACTCATTTCGAGTAAAAAAGTCTGTAAGACCGTAGCGATAACAATCGGAGGCAAGAACCAATATGTCCTCCCCTCTTACTCGTGTGATTCGATATATGTAATCAGATCGATCTGCAACTCGCTCCCATGAGCTCACATTTGAATGATTAGTTAAAGCTCTTTCCCAATATGGCAAGATTGATAGATGTAGATTTTTTCCCATTTAAACCACCTTTACCAAATTTCTAATTTTGCTTTGAAAAGCAAGAAAACCTTGTTTCTCAATTTCACTAAATACAGAAAGGTGCAAGCCCTCACCCTTATCAGTTTTACATTTACTCGAAAGCTCTTTAAGTTGAACGGCAACTTTCTTGATATCCGCATATGTAGATGAGTTAGTTTTTATTAACACATCGATATCATGGTAATTGTCGTTGTACAAAAAACTGCCAAACAAATACACACTTTCCAAATCTACTCCAGTTAGCTCACTCTCCAACCAACCGGATAGTTCATCGATTTTCTTTTGATGAGCGCGACTAACTTTTTTGTAACTGTAAATTAAGTCAGCAAATTCTTGTGGAAATTGATGGTTTGAGTAGTCAATATCGTCTTTCTCTACGTGAACCTTAAAGTGCTCTATATGAGACTTCATTTTATCGATTATGCGCTTTTCTTCGGGTGAGTATTTTTTTACAGTACTGATTATCTGATAGATTTTATTGTTATTAGGTACAATAATCTCTTTTCTTGCATTACGCCATACAGAAAAGTCCATGCGAAGATCTTCTTGATGGTGTTGGGATGAATTGGGACCACACTCTTTAAAGATGCGATCATTCTCTTCCATCAACTTAATTAACGTAGGAGTAGCTTTCTTCAAAGTACGAAACGGCTTACGACTTTGATTCTCCTTTTCAAGGTGAGCTTTGTAGAACAACCAAAGTGAAATAAACACCAGTAGCCCCCCTACATAGAAAACTGTAGAGCTTGCTCCATCAGAAAGCTGCATTTTCAAAACAAAGTCAGCTGTAATCAGCTCAAAAGATAACAAAAGCTCAATTAGAAAATTCTTCCCAATTAAAGCAGCTCCTAGGGTAAACGTTAACGTTATGAATTTATTAACATAATTCGGATTCAACACATTATTTATCTTTGTTAACAGGATTTGTTTTAGATCTAAACCTTGGGACATCTAAACCTCAAATAAAAACTAACGTTTTAGTATTTGTGCGTTGCTTAGTTTGCATGACACAAACCGCTTGTTGGACTTGGCCTACGCCAAGTCCAGGTTAATGGGTACGCTTTATGCTATAGGAATTTGCCTTTTTTAATGCAAGCTCTGGGCTGCAATGCAATTTTGAATTGATTATGAGGCTTGATTTGTATGTGTTCAATTGCAATTCCCTTTTCATAGTGGTGTTCCATCACATTTTTTAAATCTAGCGGATTCAATGAGGTAAATACACTCGATTGAGTCAGTGTAGAGGCTTAGCTCAACGACTTAAACAAGGGGGACGCTTTCGGCATTCTCCCGGATTAACTTGATAGCTTCAAATTTAACGATACGCGTTGCAGCTCTGAAGGCTGATATTTCACCTAGATTAACAAATGCCAGCAAACCAAAAGATAAAACCCAAGCGATCAAGGCAGCAAGCCCCTCCAGCCCGACAACTAAAAGTTTATCCAAAAATATGATAGGCCCTAAGGATAACAACGCCAAAATAAAGTAGCTCACTGTCAGCCTAATATTCTGACTCCGCCATTTTGAATCTGTATTCAATGCTTCAATGAATGAGATTTTCGAGACTGCTTGTTCACTATCTAGACTTGCTGAAAGGTATCTCAATCCTCGGGTATAATCAGTGAGCTTACTAAGGGGATCTTTCTCTTGCAGGAAGTAACGTATAACTGAAGCTTCTAATGGCCTACCTGACAACCCCCAGTATCCTCTTTCAAGTAGGTAGTCATCGATAGTTTCCCACTTTTTATTTGCGATAAATTTCTCTGCGAATTCATAGTCGGCCCGTAGCTTCTCTTTTTTATTAAGAAATAATTCAGAGAAAGCTTTATACATCGCTATAACACTTACAAATAGAGCAATAATTTTTCCAAGATTTTCAATCGCGAATTCCAACGATATCTCCTTCAAGCTGACAGCGTATGAGCCTTAATCCGACAAATATTAACAGAATGCCAATCAAAACCCAGCGTCTACATTACTTTAATTACCAATAATTTTAGTAACTTATCAGTTAAAATATCTCTAATCAATCACTCTTTAGTCTAGGCGAAAGCGCAAATCTAAATTACCGCTTAATATTGCCCCACTTTTGCTAAGTCTTTAAAACGCATACGCTTTGCTTTAGGCAACCAATAGCCGTGTGATCAAGGGTTCTCGATGACACCATGTTAGCTTTGTAAAATGGCTGAAGAGTTATTGATAACTCACTTAACTGATAACTCCCTTAAGCGATAACAAATTGACAAATGCACCTGAGTGGGGCGATACTGTTTAGGCATTGGCAAAATCCAATGCCGGGATTCGAACCCCGCAGTTTCACAGGCGCAATTGTCGCCAGCCTAGTGCTGGTTTTTTATTGCGTGACTCGGCGCACCACTACTATGGTGGGCTGGGTGAGGCAACCTTCGGGTTGGCCGTTCCTGTGACGGTAGTTCGAACCTTGCTCAGCTCATCACCCAATGATTCGAACC